CCCCCAAGGGCCTGCGTGTCGACCCGCAACGGATCAAGTACGACATCGACTGATGCTGACTGGAAAACTTCACCCGTACCAGGACCCCGTAGTCGACGCCGCGCTCGACCGGGGCCGGTACCTTATTGCCGCCGACATGGGTACCGGCAAGACCGTGATGTCCATAGCAGTGGCCGAGGAGCTTCTCGGCTGCGGTGATATTAACCGCGTGCTTATAGTCGTCCCGTCGTCCCTGAAGTACCAGTGGGCTCAGAGCCTTTCGAAGTTCACCGACCTGCCGTCAAAGGAAATCAAGGTCGGCAAGAAGAAGATCACCGTCCCGGCAGATCCGAAGTGCGTCATCATCGACGGGCGCACATTCCAGAAGAACAAGGTGAAGTACTCGGCCGCCGACGACCGGAAGCGCCAGTACGATTCGGTGACTGACGAGACTGAGTACGTGGTCCTGAGCTACGAGTCCATCCTTGACGACTCGCGCCAGGTACGGAAGCTCCACCCCGGCCTGGTTATCCTTGACGAGTGCACGCAGATAAAGTCATTCCGCGCGCAGCGGTCGAAGAAGATAAAGCGCATGCTTGACGCCGAGTACCGCATAGGACTTACCGGAACGCCAATCGAGAATGGCAGGCCGGAGGAACTGTTCTCAATCATGCAGTGGGTTGACGAGTACGTGCTCGGACGGTGGGACTTCTTCGACAAGACATACATCCGGCGCGACTCGAATGGCATCTCCAAGGGGTACAAGAACCTCCCGGTCCTGCGCGAGCGGCTTGCCCCCGCGATGTCCCGGCTGTCCCGGACAGACAAGGGCGTCAAGAGCTACATGCCCGACGTCGAAGAGGACGAGTGGGAGGTCCCGCTTGAGGGACCAATTCGTGACGCCTACTTCGCAATGGCCCGGCACCTGTACGCGGAGCTAAAGAACCTAGGCTATGCAGGCCGGAAGTTCAGCGTCTCGGATTACTACGGCGGACAGGCAGACGAGAACACAAAGGTCGGCCGGGTAATGGCCGTCCACATGGCAATGGAAATGCTGCTGGATCACCCTGACCTTGTGGTCGCGTCGGGCATGTCGTACGAGAAGACAAAAGACTTGCCATATGAGCAGCGAAAGGGCTCGAAGTACGCGTACCAGGTCTGGCAGGAGGGCCTGCTTGATGACGTATGGGACTCCCCGAAGCTAGAGCACTTGAAACTTCAGCTAAATGAGCGCCTGGCGGCAGGGACGAATAAGATCCTGGTGTACACAAAGTACCGGACCATGATCCCTATCCTCGTGGAGTACCTGGGAATGCCAACGGTCCAGTATCACGGGGAGATGACGTCCAGCCAGAAAGCCGCTGCGGTCGTTAAGTTCGCGGACCCGGCCGGTCCTCAGGTGTTCCTTTCCAGTCATGCCGGTGCCTACGGGTGCGACATGAACATGGCAGACCACCTGGTGAACTATGACAATGCCTGGCAGGCGGGCAAGGCTGATCAGATTAACGCCCGCCACGTCCGCGCTTCTAGTGAGTTCTCCATGGTGCGCGTCAGCCGCATGCTCTTTGCTGACACGATTGAGCGCCGCATCCTGGACTCCCAGGTACACAAGCGCCGCGTGTCCGGCGCGGTCATGGACGGGCACGGTGCCGACAAGTACGGCCGGGTCGACAACGACGTGATCTCCCTGACGAAGTTCCTGGAGGAGACTGTCCCGGACGTCGACCTCGTTTTGCCTTGAGCGGGGAGTAACTCCTATCATGGGAAGGAACCCCAAGGAGGATACCATGAGGACTGAAGACAAGCCCCGCTGGACCTACAACTACCTGCCATGGCTGGACGACTTCCGCTACGTCCTGATCGACCCGGAGGCCTTCGACGGGGAGACCATCATTCGGGGGGAGAACTAGTGCCCAGTTACGGAACGGACAAGCTGAATCTACGTATCACTGTCACCCCGGAGCGACTGGCGATTGACGTCACCAGGGACACGACCCCGGACTTCCGTATCGCCCTGATCCACCGGCTGTTCTCCCAGGACCCGCACCTCGCGAATGAGATCCTGGACGACCCGGACATCGGGAAGTACCGGACCTCGGTCCCCCGGTACAAAGCGCCGTCTTCGAGTTACGCGGACTAATGAAGTCCAAGCAGCTCCTGTCCAAGTTCCTGGAGTACTTCGACCTCAGCCCTCTGGAGGCCGAGCACGTCTTCACCTGCCCGGACTGTGAACTCAGCGGCCTGGAGGGCAACCAGGAGTTCTGCCAGGAATTCCAGAAGGAGTTCCGGGGATGGACGCCTCCCGTTCCCCCCACGGCGGCAGAGATCGAGCGCGGCCGGATGATCGCCGGGCTGTGGCGCAAGGAAATTCTCCTCCAAGCTGCTCTGAAGTTCGATCAGTTCCATTCAAGGGAGCAACATGACGATACGTAAGCGCCGGTCGACGGCGGACATCGGGCATACATTCCAGCGGTTCCTGTTCCAGCGTGAGGTCGCCGCGACGGCGACCAAGGAGAAGGAAAAGGCCGCTAAGGATCTCCGTAAGTTCACCCGAGAGAACGGCGCGGTCCGCCTGGACGAGTACGACAACGAGGTTAACGGCGGTAACATCGAGTACGCCCTTGACGCCCCTATTCAAGTCGGGGACAAGGTATTCGCCGGGATGGAGCTGCGGAAGTCACGGCAGATCGACTTCGATGAAGAGGCCGCGCTTGCCCTGGCCAAGAAGAAGAAGGTCGACCTGTCCGATGTCGTTTCGTCGGTTACCATCACCCTGCCTTACAATTCCTTCAAGATGCTGGAGCGCGTGGCCATCTACGAGGGTGCGTCGGCCGTCGACTGGCCCATGGACTACGACGCCGAAGTCACTACGGTGGTCAACCAGGACGCGTTCTACGTCCTGAACCAGCAGGGCAAGATCAACGACGAGGAGCTTGACTCGCTGCTTGTCGAGGCCGAGCCCAAGTACGCTTTCTGGCCAATCGAAAGGGCAGCAGAATGATCGAGAGCATCACGTTCGAAGAACTCCGCGCTGCCATGGTACGCGATGGGTATTACACTCCCCTTGACCATGCTCTAGCTCTCTTCAAGAACGTGGAGAAGCACCGCGAGCACTTCGAGGTCCGCGAGTTCTATGAGGACGCCAAGGGACGTCGGTTCGTTTACACGGGCGACGAACTCTGGCCCTGGATTGTGCTCCGTGTCCCGGCCGACCAGTGGACGTTCACCAGTAACCCGGAGGGCATGCGCGTCACCGACAGCTACCCGCTGCGTCCCCTCAAGAAGCTAGTCCCGGAGGAGTGATGGAGATACTCATACTGAGCATGGTCGCCCCGCCCCTGGGCCTGGCCTCGTTCTGGTTCTCCATTCACCACCCGTGGGGATGGATCTTCGGAATCGCGCAGGCTGTTGTCTACGCCACGCTCGGCGTCGCCACCGGGGCCCTCGGACTCCTGGTCTTCTCTCCCCTGTACGTCCTGGTATTCGCCAGGAACTACTACCTGGACGAGAAAGCCCACAAGAAGAAGCTCGCCAAGAAAGCACGTAAGGCCCTGAAGCGAGCACGGAAACTGGAGGTGCAGAATGCCAAAGGGTAAGGGCAAGCGCCCCGAGCGTCCCGAGATCATCCCGACGCGTAAGCTCACGGCTCCCGTCCCCGAGCTGTTCCGTCAGGTCGACGTCCAGATTCCAAACGCTATCCAGTGGGTGCGCCAGGGAATCAAGGAGCTGATCGAGGAGGCCTACTACAAGGGGTACCACGAGGGGTACACCCAGGGATTCGACGCGGCCCGGGAAACCTACGGTGTCTGACGACTACTTCATCCCGGGGCTGAAGGGACCGCAGAAGTTCCGCGCCGCCGAGAAGCACGAGGACGAGCTTGAGACCCTGCTCGGCACGCCAATTCAAATGGGGTACCGGGGAGAGCTGATGGACTTCTTCAAGATCGGCTCCCTCGCGCGGGCAATGAACAGGTCCGTCGTCACCATACGGAAGTGGCAGGACAAGGGATTCCTCCCGCCGCCGAGCTTCATGATACCGACCAAGGCGATCGGTGGTAAGATCCGCCTGTACTCACGCCCGCAGGTCGAAGGTCTCCGAAGGATCGCGGCCGAGGAGGGCCTGCTTACCGACACGACCAAGGCAGTGACCCACACGCGCTTCGAGGAGCGCGCATTCAATCTCTTCCGAGAGCTGAGGCAGCAATGATCATCGAACGCAGCCGCGAGCACCGTGTGAACCTCGGTAACTACGAGTCCGTCCGGGTCGGCGCTAGGATCACCCTGGACCGGGCGGATATCGAGGAGCTACTTCAGGATGGCTTGAAGATCGAGGACGTGTCGGCTAAGGCTGACGAGATGCTCGATAGCCTGCTTAATGCGGAGCTGGCTGAGGCCGCCGCTAATGTCCCGCCGGGGCAAGACACACACCTGGAAACCTGGAAGAAGTAGTTTTGACCGGGGAGTAATCCCCCCTGTACGCTATAAGCGACAAGCAACTGGAGGATTTTCAATGGCCCGTTCACTACGCCGTAACGTCTCCCGCACCGAGCCGGATGACGACCAGTTCGAGCCCGACACCGAAGAGACCGAGGACGAGGAGACCGAGCGCCCGTCGCGCGGTCGCCGGGAACTGTCCAAGCCTGCCGGTCGCCGGACCCGTAACGTCGAGCCTGAGGACGACGAGGACGACGACGAGGACGAGCCGCGCGGTCACCGTTCTTCCAAGCGCCGTTCATCGCGGAGCGACGAGGCCCCGCGTTCTTCTCTCGGCTCCGGCTGGGACGCCTACAAGGAGAACAAGGCCAAGACGTCCAAGTTCAACACCGAGGACCAGTTCAAGGTCCCGCTGTCTCCGAAGGAGGACAAGGCGCTCATTCTCTTCCTGGAAGAAAAGCCCTTCGCCACCTACAATGAGCACGGCGTCGGCCAGGGCAAGGGCTACCGCGCCTACGTCTGCCTCTCCGACGACTGCCCGTTCTGTGAGCTTGGTGACTCGCCGCAGTACCGCGCCGTCTTTAACGTCGTGGTCTTCGACCGGAAGGGCAACGCTTCAGTCAAGTACTGGACCGCTACCCCCGCTCCGCTGGACGAGATCGAGGAGCAGGCCTTTGACGAGTTCAATGGCCCGCTGAACAAGCCCGGCAATTACTACGTGGCCTACAAGAAGGAGCAGACGAACGGCTTCAACAAGTTCTTCCTGAACCTCGTGACCGAGGACCAGGTTCGCGAGGTCTACAAGTTCGACCCGCTGTCCGACGACGAGATCGATGACCTCGCTAAGGACACCTTCGAGGCCAAGGACGTCGTGCGGGTTAAGACCCGGCGCGAACTCCGTGAGGCCGTCCAAAAGGACGACGAGGACTAATGGCCGGGCTAGAACTCTCCCGTCTCACGACTGGTGACCTCCAAGACCTGGCTGATGCTATTGAGTCTGCGGTGGAGCACGACATCTCGGAATTCAATTTCCTGGTCAAGAGGTTCACCGAGCAGTCTGGAGAGCTGATAGTTATAGGCATCGTCCGGGTCCAGTACGACGGCGCGGAGTCCCAGCACTACATCAAGCTGGCCTGATGGAGTACACATTCCCCTACTTCGAGCGGGCCCCTGACGGAGGCCAGGTGGCCCGTGAGATCACGGTCGAAGCCGAGAACGACGAAGAGGCCGTGGAACTCGCAACAGCGGAATTCCATCGCCGGACAGGCTAGGAGGAGCCATTACCGGGAACATTGTACTGACCACCGAGCATCTTCGCTCGGTGGTCAGGCATTTCCAGAAGCAACCCGCCTTTGCGTTCGACGTGGAGACCGTGGGCGCGCACCGGGGGGTCCCGGCGCTGAACACCGTGACCTGGCTCAGCATGGCGACGCACGGCATGACGGTGGTCATTCCCTTCGGGCACCCGCTCGGCAGCAAGGTCATAGGGACAACAAAGGAACCGCGCGCCGATAAGAACGGCAAGATCAGGTTCTTCTCCGTTCCCGTTTATGACGACCCACCCCCCCAGCTTTCCATCGGTGAGGCAGTGGCTATCCTGAAGCCGCTGTTCTTTAACCCGAAGATCACTAAGATCTGCCACGAGGCGACGTTCGACGTCGGCTCGATGACAAAGTACTTCGACGGCGAGATCATGCCGGGCCCGTTCGATGACACCAAGGTCATCATGCGGCTGCTGGACGAGAACACCGCGCAGAAGGACAACGGACTCAAGGCCTGGACCAAGCGGACGTTCGGCGTGGAGTACGACCATGAGAACGTGGGTAAGTGCGTCGAGATTCACCCGTTCAATAAGGTCGCGCACTACAGCTACATGGACGCGCTGTACACCTGGCTGCTCTGGCTGCAGAAGCACCCGAAGATAGCCCGTGAGGGGCTCACAGAGGCCCACCAGGTCGACGTAGACCTTATCCCGGTACTGACAGACATGCGCCTTAACGGTGCCCACATGGACGTCCCCAGCCTTCTGAGCACCCAGAAGGAAATGGGCGAGCGCATGGTAATCCAGGAGGCGGACTGCTACCGCACGGCCGGTCAGGAATTCAACCTGAACTCACCACCGCAGAAGCAGAAGATCCTGTTCGGCCCGAAGGAAGAAGGAGGACAGGCCCTCAAGCCGTGGAAGCAGACGGACAGCGGCGGATGGTCGACGGACGCGGACGTCCTGGCGAGCTACCCGGGCAACCCGGTGTGCAAGGCCCTGCTAGCCTATGCTGACACGCACAAGCTCCTCAGCACCTACATCAATTCGTGGCTGGGCGAGCCGGGGAATCCAAAGAAGCCCTGCCTGATTGTCGACGGCTACCTTTACACCGAATTTCAGCAGCACGGCACGGTCACCGGCCGGTTCAGCGGACGCGCGCCGAACCTCCAGAACATCCCGCGCCCCGACAAGCCGTACGGCAAGCTTATCCGTGGCGCGTTCGACTCCCTGCCCGGGTGGAAGCTCGTGGTCTCCGACTACGGGCAGATTGAGCTTGTGATCCTGGCCCACATGCTAGGCAAGGGCAAGCTTTACGACGGGTTCATGCACGGCGTCGACCCCCACATCGCACACGCGGCCGGTGTCTTGCACAAGAAGCCGTTCATCACTAAGGACGGTGGCAAGGACGGTGGCATTACCCCGGCCGAGCGCCAGAAGTACGGCAAGACCCTAGGCTTCACGATCGTAAACGGCGCGGGATGGAAGACGATCGCGGAGACGGCCGGTGTCTCGGGCAAGGAAGCTAAGAAGATCCAGGCGGACTACGACACCGAGTTCCCCGAGACCGAGCGGCTCAAGGTCAAGCTGATCAGGCAGGCGATGTCTGTCTCCGGCGTCCCTTACATCCGGACTCCTATTCTCGGCCGGAAGCGCAGGCTGCGCGGGCTGTTCTCAGACGACTACGGGACGCGTGGGTACAATGAGCGGCAACTATTCAACACCATGATCCAGGGTGGCGCGGCTGAGCTTATGAAGCTCTCCCTGATCCGTGTCTACTGGGCCCTGAAAAAGCATGTACCTGAAGCCCGGCTTAGCCTGACGGTGCACGATGAAATGGTCATCATGTGCCCGGAGCACCTGGCCGAGAAGGTCCGGCAGATAGTTATCTGGTCCATGACTGGCGGGGGAATGCAGGATCGCGTCAAGGTACCCTTGAACGTTGACTGTAAAATCGTTGACCGTTGGGCGGCTGCCAAATAGTGGACCTCAAAGTGATAGGCTTGCGGCGATAGGAGACCAATGGCAAACGACATGGAACAACCAATTGACCTTGAGCCGCTGCTGAAGTCGCGGCTCGCATGGGACCTGCTCCCGCACGATCAGATGCGCGAGTGGATGGAGAAGCTCGGCCTGACGCCCCCGAACAAGGACGTCGAGGCAATGGAGCACCGGGAAGCCCACGGGAGGGCTAACCTGGTCCGTCCTATTTCCCGGCTGGTTGACGCGTACGTCGCCCAGATCTCGGAAATTCAGGCCGCGTACCTGGGTGAGCATTCCGAGGCCAGCGAGGAACAGCTTGAGGCATTCACTGAGGACGCCTTCCTGCTTGGCCGGGCATCCACGCTCGCGGTACTCGTGGAGTTCCTGGCCGATGGAATTCTGGTTTACGGACCGGAGCTTGTGCAGGGGATAATCGAAATTCAGGAAGAAGAGGAAGAGGACGAGGACTGATGGCGACCTTCTGGGACCGGGCACTAGGGAACCCGGCAGCCCCTCGTGTTACCCCGGCGCAGCAGCCGGGCTGGGTTGCCCCTCAGCAGCCCCAGATGCCCCCTCAGGGGTACCCGCAGCAGCAGGGGTACCCACAGCAGGGGTATACCCCCCAGGCCCCTCAGCAGCCGGGCAGTGGCCTCCCGCCGCAATTCCAGGGACTGGCCCTTCAGCCGTCACGTAATAGCCAGCAGGATCAGCAGGCCGGGTACGTCGCCGCGACCCAGGGGTACATCCGGAAGCCGCCGGAGTGGGTCAAGAACCAGTCATCTGAACGCTGCCCGGAGTGCAATGGCGTTAACTTCGCGCGCCATGGTGACAGCGAGGGCAGCTACGGGAAGCTCCGCAGGACTAAGGTCGGCGCGGTTGAGTTCGGGCACTGCTTTGACTGCGGGTACACCATGAACGGTGGGAACCCAATGAGCGATGCCCAGATCGGGAACGCTCACTCCAAGGGCATCACGAACAACACCGGCATGATAAAAGCCACGCGGCAGCCGCATGGCATGAGGAACTTCTTCGAGATCAAAGTTGGATGACCCCCGCCCAGCTACGGGACCTAGCTGGCATCAAGGGACTACACAAGCTCAGTGAGCACACGACCACTGTGGTATTCCCGAATGGTGCAGCGCGTCCCGCAACGCCCCTAGAGATTCGCCTCTGGCAGATTTTGACGCGCCTGTCACAAGAGAACTAAACTGTGCTCAGACGTAGGAGGACTTATGCCCCTGAGCCCAGAAGTCATCGCCTGGATGGCGCAGTTAAACAAGTCGATCGGACCGGACACGATTGTCCGCGCGTCGGACATCGTGGTGGCCAAGCGCTTCCCGTCCGGCAGCCTCGCGCTTGACGTCGCACTCGGCGGCGGATGGCCTGGCAACCAGGCCGTGGAAGTCGTTGGCAACGAGTCCAGCGGGAAGACGTACACCGTACTGAAGACAATCGCGGCGAACCAGAAGCTCGACCCCGAATTCACGACCTTCTGGGTCGCCGCCGAGCACTACTCCCCCGATCAGGCCGCCGCCCTTGGCGTCGATAACGAGCGGGTCGTCGTCGCTCCCGCCGCGCAGCAGGCCGAGGTCGGGCTGGACCTCATGCTGGACGCCCTGGAATCCAAGCTCTACGACTGCGTGGTACTCGATTCATTCCCCGCCCTCATTCCAAAGGAAGAGGACGAGAAGGCGATGAACGAGGCGGTCATGGCGACCGGCGCGAAGCTGTTCAATAAGTTCTGGCGGAAGTACGGCACCGCCTCGCACCGGAACAGCGACGGTACCGAGCGCCCCTACCTCCTGATCGTGATAAACCAGTTCCGAGACAAGATCGGCGGATTCCAGAAGTTCGGCGTCCCGCAGACGACACCCGGAGGACACGGAAAGGACTACGCGTTCTACACCCGGGTCAAGGTCGCACGCGATGAATGGATCACGGAGAAGCGCCCAGGTCTCCCGGACCCCGTTGTCGTCGGCCAGGTCATGGCCTACAAGACGACCAAGAACAAGTCCGCCGCGCCGCAGCAGACCGCTAAGGTTCGCGCGTACACCCGGAACGCTCCTTTCCTCGGATTCCACCGGGGGGACTACGACCTAGGCTCCGATTACGTCGACATGGGCATTCTCTTCGGCGTCGTCCAGCTAAAGGGCTCGTGGCTGAATTACGACGGACAGCAGTGGCAGGGCAAGGACGCCATGAAGGACTCCGTTCGCGAGGACGTCGATCTTCAGGTTAAGCTCGCGGCTGAGGTTCTGGAAGTCGCCGCCGACCCGCGCAAGGCCGACGCAATCCTACAACAGGCCGTCGAGGAAGCTCCACGGCGCAAGAGGGGACGTTCAGCATGACGCTCATCGCAGGAGCCGTCACATCAGACGGGCACGTATGGCTTTCCGGAGACCGTGCCGCCCTTTCGCCGGAGGAACTGATCGCGGACGTGATCAAGCAGCCGAAGGTATTCCAGAACGGCGAGTTCCTTATCGGCGGTAGCGAGTCTTTCAGGATGCTGCAGGTACTCCGGTACCAGCTAGAGCCACCCTTCCTCACGGACCTGGGCCTTTCAAACGGGGACCCCATGGGCTACATGGTCGAGGAGTTCGTCCCGGAGGTCCGCGAGCTTCTCACCAAGAACGGGTTCAACGAGACTGGTGAAGAGGCCGCTCCCCCCGGCAATATCATGGTCGGAATTCGCGGCCACCTCTACGTCATCCAGGGTGACTACGCGGTCATGGAGTCTACTGACCCGTTCGACGCCATCGGATTCGGCAAGACGGCATTCATGGGTGCAATGCACGCGCTGCGCATAGCTCAGCCGAAGCTCGCGATCCACCATCAGCTTTCGGTAGCGATGGATTGCGCCGAGCGCGTGACCTTCGCCGTCAAGGGCCCGTTCGATCTCCTGGGCATCTGATGGACGCGCGAATTCGCCGGAGCAGGAAGCAGGAACGCGACGGGGCGAAGCGCTACGGCGGGACGGTGAACAGCCAGTCCGGGGCCGGTGACATTCGCAAGAACGACGTCCGAACCGATACCGAGAGCATCGAATTCAAGGGGACGTCGAACACCGGCTACCGGCTGACCCTGGCGGATCTCTGTACTGCCTGGCGACACGCCCTGATGGACGGGCGCAATGTGATCTTCGGGATCGAGTTCTTCCGAACCGACAAGTTCTTCGGGGTGCCAACGCGCTGGGTAATCCAGCCAGAGGACGATTACCTCGCCATGAAGGAGCGCATTCAGGCGCTTGAGGCCCAACTACGTTTCTACGAGGACTGACCAATGGTCCTCCACTTGAGGCAACCCGCGCCGGACCAGTGGCGCAATTCAAAGTGCCTTGGAAAGGTATTTGACGACAAGGGGAATTACCAGGAGGAGCTTGACCCGTTCTTCACTCCCGACCGGGAAGAGGAAGCGGTCGATTTCTGCCGTGGTGCGGACGGCAAGCCCGTGTGTCCCCTTATCGAGCAGTGCCTTATCTTCGCCCTCGTGAATAACGAGAAGCACGGCACCTGGGGTGGTCACGGGGAGATCGACCGGAAAGCCATCAGAAAGAAATGGCCCCTTCGTCG